ATGTAAAGAACATTTTTTCCTTGAGATAAACATGCAGCAGCAACGTGACACATGAAAAGAGATTTACCCACACCAGTTCCAGCAAGTGCAACGTTAAGTGTTTTGTTTGGCAGACCACCTTTGGTAATAAGATTAAATTTATCAAGATCAAAAGGAATCTTCTCTTCTTTTAGATGATAATAATCGTAACGCTCTAAAGCATTATCGACATAATCATGACCTACGTGTTCATCGAACGATACTGCCAGGGCCTCTTGAAGTATACTGGGGATCGCATCCTTTGATACTTTTGATTCACCTCCGTCAGCAATCTTGATCGATTCAAGAAGGGCAAGGTAGATTGCTCTATCTTTACACCACTTTTCTGTTGTATCAAGAAGCCAGTTGTATTCAACATCGACTTGATTGAGTTCTTGAATTTTCTTAACTGCGTTCTGATACGATTCCTCATTTAAATCTTTCCTTGTTTGCAGATTAATTTCAAGCACTTCCGCTGTTGGTTGTGCTTGATACTTACTAGCAAAATCCCAGATCTCTTCATAAATTATCTTCTCAGAATAATCTTCAAAGTATTCTGGTTTAATAAAAGGAACTACCTTACTATAGTAGTTCCTATTAAAAAGTAGGTTTCTTAAAATTGTTTGTTCAATCCTCTCCATCTTCTGCTCCATACGTAAATTCTTTCTTAGCTTGTTGCTCAAGAAGTTGCATTACGTCTGGAGTAAAGTATTGTTCTGGATCAGCGAGAATTTGTTTGCCATAAATTTTCTTCCCATCAATTTCATAACGACCAGCAGTATTCTTCCAGAGACCAGCACGTTCTCCCAATTCCAATAGACCGTAATGCTGTTCTAGACCACGTTCATCAAAGAACAAGCGGGTTTCAATTTTAGACCCTTCACGAGTCAGACGGGACTTCTTCGCCTCACACTTAATAATGTTTCCGATAAGTTCTGTTCCGTCTTTTTCTTTTTTCTTTCCGAGATAAATGATTGTGCTAGCAGAATACTTAAGACCACTACCACCGCCCATCTCTTTTGTAGGAACGTAAGCACCAACAACGTCATAGGTATGATTTGTTACTAACATTGGAATATTTGCTTTGCCAAGTTTCAACGTAAGAATCCTAAACACAGATTTAACGAGTTGTGCTTTCGTCATATCACGAACGTTTTTATCGTCCGAGGCATCTTGAACTTCTTTGTTGGTGGCAAGCATACCAAGAGAATCTAACACAAACATAAGTGGTTTGCGTTCTTCCTTGGGCTGCTCCATGTATTTATCGATGATGCGAACTGCTTGAGTTCTAAACTCTTCGATAGTATCAATAGGAAAAATGACAAGTCGCTTTGAATCAATGTTGCGACTTTCAATCATTTGCTTACTAATAGCGGATTCTGTTTCAAAATAAATGACTCCAGCATCGGGATCAGTATCAAGGAAATGACGGACAACAGAAAGACAAAAGAAGGTTTTACCTGTACCACTGTCTCCTGCAAGAGCGGTGATTTTGTTTGATGGGATTCCACCAAACAACGAACCAGAAACCAACGCATTAAATACGTAGCTGCCAGTATCAATAAAAGATTCAATGTCGCCAGCAGCAACACCATCGGAAGCCATTGAAACGAATTCATTTTTGCTATCCTTAATTACTTGAGATAAAAAGTCCATAGGTTATGAAAAGAAACTGAGTAGTGAAACTTTGCGTTCGGCGTCCCATCCGATACATTCTAGCACATTCCTGAGAGGATCGTAGAACGACTTCTCAAATTGTAATGTGTAGTCAATGTATTTGTCAAGGTTGAATTCCTTAGGGATAGTTCCAAAGAAACTAATAACATTTTCGTTGATTGGATTTGGGAGCTTCAAATAAATGAATTTTACTTTTTCGCCCTCTTGAATAAGAGCGTGCTTATGAGTAAGTTTATACTTGCTAAGGTAGTGATTATACAGTAATGCACCTCGCACTGCAATAGGTGTACCCTTCTTATAAATGTCTGCATTACTTTTGTACTTGTCGAGACCATTGCAACCTCTTGGAAAAGCGACGTTTAAATAATCTTGCTGTTTGGTTTCTTCCTTTACTATATTAATAAAGTCAAGAACATCTTCATTTGTTTTGTTAATGATAATTGTATATGCCTTAAGAAGTTTATCTCGGAAGTATGCAGGAGTAGAAGAACGTGCAGTTTCCATACCACAGATTTTCATCTTTGGTTCTTTATACCTAACACCTTCACTGTCCCATACGTTAAGAACGTAACGCTTCTTCGCAGTCCAGAAACCACGATTAGCAATATTCTCACGCTTCATAAACATCTTCTGTGCATAAGCATTTACATATTCTGCCAGTTCTTGGTAAGAACTTTCAATATAAGGTTCAAGTTCCATTTGACAGATCTTGTCAAGGAACCCCACAATTTTTTCATCAACTTTCTCTCTTCCTTGGTATACACGTTCAACCAGATTGCCCAGATTAAGATACATTGAATCAGTATCACAAGCAATAACATAATCAACTCCATCAGTTTTTAGAATTTTATTAAGGTATTGATTGGTCTTTTCTTCAATCCAACGAATTGATAATTGGCCAGAAAGAGTAATTGCCTCAGCAATTTCAAGTTTGTAATAACGGAAGTGCTCGTTACCAATAGCACCATAAGCAGAGTTGAGTTGAATCTTACGTGCCATCTGAATGTTATTACAGCGGGCGATCTCTTTCTTTAACTCTACTGACGGATTGTTTTCATATTCTTGCTTTGCTTTGAGCATCTTCTTTTTGTAGATGACTCGTTCTTCATAGATCTTCTCCATGAGTTTGGGCAAGAATCCTTGATATTCTGTTGTGTAGTATGTGCCGTTAGCACACAGAGTTTGACCTTGCAAATCAGAAGTATCAATTTCTCCTTGAAGAAGTCGGTCCACATTTGCATTAGGATGACGATGTGGCAATAAAGTTTCTGGAGAAATATTATACTGCATGATCAGGTGAGGATACAGGGAGTTAAGGTCAAAATTAACTACCCAATCATACATTCCTGGCTTAGGTTCTTTCACAAATGCACCAGCATACTTAGCAGATTTGTGGCTTTCTTTCTTAGGAGGAATCACAATCTGCTGATCATGAAGATACACATAGATAATGTTATCCCACATACGAACCTGAGAATACACATCCTCGTAGTTCACCTTAGCATCATATGCCATTGTAACTGCGAGTTCAAGAAGTTTCATCTTGTCATCCAGTTTGTCTACAAGGCGAACGTCGTGTATGTTATACTCTACAAACTTCTGCCAGTTATGTGTATAAAATTCTTTAAAAGTATCATACTCACTATGATCAAGTTTCTTTTCGCCAAGTTCTACTTCACAGATATGGTCGAGACGATATGACTCTTGATTAGTATAAGTGAATTTACGATATAGTTCAAGATAGTCAAGTGTTGCAATACCACTAATGTCATATGCAATCTGCTTGCGACCTTTAATAAAGATCTCTCGACATAGAGTAGTTCCCCAAGGAGAAATCAAACGTGTTTCTTTTTCACCAAGAATACGTTCAACTCTACGAAAGATATATGGCATATCAAATAGTTGAACATTCCATCCAGTGATAATATCTGGATAGTTAGAAGACCACCAGTGAAGGAATCCTTTCAACAATCCTGTTTCGGTTTCAAAATGCATGTACTGAACATTAGGATCATTATTATTAAAAGGTCTTGCTCCAAATACAATGATGCGACCCATAACACTATCTTTGACGCTGATACAAAGAATCTCTTGGTCAGCAGATTCAATATCAGGAAATCCATTCTCTGCACCAGTTTCGATATCAATAGTAAAGATACGAATCTGATTCATATCAAACTTGATTTCTTCATCAGGATACTCTTCAAGAATATACTGATTTAGAAATCTTGTCTGACCATAGATTTGAAAGTCCTCGATCTCACCATGATCTTCAATGAATTTCTTGGCGTCACGAATTGTTCCCTGTTTCACTGGACGAACATATTTGCCATCCAGTGTTTTCCATTCTGATTCTTTTGCTGAAGGGAGAAACAGGGTCGGATTATATTTAATTTTATCCTGAAATTGTTTACCATGCTCATAACCACGTACTAGAATGTTACTTCCAGATTGTTCAACGCTGGTATAAAACTTCATGCTTTTTCTTCTTCAATAAGTTTTTGATAGGAGGATAAAAGGAAAGTGTCTGGTTCTGTAAGCACAGATATATCAGACGATCTGACGACGATCTCTCGTTCGTCACAGTGAAGTGGCCAAGGACCAAGGCACTCTCCTGCTACCTGATACGGGTATTTTAGCACACAATCGGGATCCCCGAACTCTACGTCAGGGATCTCTGTGATATTTGTAACAAGCCAGTCGCCATCAAATTTAATTAACTTGATCATACTACTTCAGGAGTAATCACTTTTCCTTTTACTACAGCATCAATATCTTTTTGCTGAAGAATTTCATTTTCTGTTTTATCTTTACTGATACCATTAAATTCAGCTTCTGCTTGTGCAATAACAGCTTGTGCTTGTTCAATTTTTGCCTGATACGCTTGAGCAAGTCCAGCATCTGGTTGACCAATAGCCAAAACTCCATCATACGGAATTCTATATTGAGTATCAACTGCGTAAGGACACCACTTGCTAAACTTAACTTGAAGATCTTGATCTGGATTATCTTGATTATTTACATTTATTAATGCAAGTTCATAAGGATGATTCATTACTAAACAAATTCCTTTTTGATCTTCTCCTTCTCCTTCAAAAGCTTCTTGAAGAATAGTAATCAATTTTTCTCCTGTTTTAAGGATTACAATAGATGGATTAAGTTTTGCTACATCAGCTGTCATGTTTAGTTTCCTCCTGGTTTTCAATTTCGTTTGGTTCTGCTCCGCCATCAATAGGGTAATATGGTTTAACTACTTCAACATATCTTTGTAAAATAGGTTCGGTAGGATCTCCCATTGTCATTACTTGCTCGAATGGCATTCGGTAAGCAAAGTTTTTTGTAAATGGCATTAACGCCGTAAAAACAATTTTTGGATCTTCTGGTGTACTTCCTTCATCAAAGGAAACCACAAAAGGAACTTCAAATAAAAAACAATATGGAGTATTGTCATCACTTTGCAGTTCACTGACTTTAGCAATTACTTGCAAGTCATTTTTCAGAAGAACTATTTTGATCGATTCCATAGTTCAAATTATATACAAACATATTATAGCACACAAAGTAAAATGGGGCAAGTGCTGATGCTGACCAGCTTGCCCCCATGTGCGCCGACGATACGATTTATTTATTCAGTAAGAAGTTGATGCTTACTAGATCCAATGGTGTAAGTCGTTCTCCTCTTTTCTTCTGGAATGATCTTCTCCAATGATATTGTCAATAGACCATCCACATATTCTACAGAGGATACTCGTACATCGTCTGCGAGTTGCCACGAGTGATTAAAGGAACGTTTCGATAATCCTTTGTGAACATACACTCGTTCAGGATCTCGTTTTTCAACTCGGGAGGCAACTCGGAGAATGTTTTGTTCAGTAGAGACTTCGATCTCTTCTGCTTTAAATCCTGCCAAAGCGACTTCGATTTCGTAATTAGATCCATCGTGTTTGATTAAATTGTAGGGTGGATAACTGGTGTTATGTCCAGACATTGCCTCTAGACGATTGAATACATCGTCTAGACCTACTGAAAATGGGGAATAGATATCCCAAGTATATTTAGTCATTGGTTTGTCTCCTTAAATAAGCGAGAGTTTAATGGACCCAAAAGGCATCCATTATTAATTATAACAAATAATAAAAAAGTGGGGTGTTGTTTACCCCACTTTTTTTATACGGTCATCAGTATCTCGTAACCTTGTTTTCTATACCAATCAAGATGTGCTTTACCCCAAGGGATAGTCAACCACTTAACTTTCTTGTCAGGTGTCAATACCATTAGGGTGAGCATTCTCATTCTTCTGTTTTCTTTCTTCCGATGTTGTACTTGCTCTCAAGAGTCCAATCATCTTTATCTTTAAATGAAAGAACTTTAATTTGATTGAGAGGTGCCACATCTTCAATTTTTTCTGGAGTGACTACATCAATTAGTCCCCAGTCAGAAAGAAGTTGAATGATACGATTACGTCGTTGAACATCATTCAAAGAAAGATTAGTTTTTTTTCCATCAAGAGCAAACAACTCTTTGAAATGAACGATGTAATACTTACCTTGTTTATGAAGAATGTGACAAGATTGGTAAAGCTTACGCTCTTTCCTCGAAGCAACTCCAATGCGAGTGAGTGTCTCACGAACCTTAAGAAAATCATCAGGTTGACCCAGAGCAACTTCTACCATGTCAGATTGTTGCCATTTAATTTCAATGTCAGTTGTCATTTTGTTCCGCCTTTATTCAACGCTTGTTTAATTTGATCAAGTTGTTCTGTAGTGAGAATCCTCAAAGCTTCAAGAGATTTGGCGTGGTTATAACCATAATACTCTTTCACCAATTCAAGATGCTCTAGTGTTTGTTTTTTGATCCAGGGAGAGAACCTCTTCCTTGGCTTCAAACTATTTATATAAAAGTCATACTGCATCTTCTTGTCGAGATGATGATGCTTATTCATCTCATTTGCATACAATACAGTATCAGTATGTAAAGACAAACACTTATTAATAATATATGGCGGGTATCCTTTTACAGCATCAGGATCATCCATGATATTTTTCTTGGATTGATTAATGCTATAAAGATAATCTTTAAGTTCAACTTTCATAATCAGGTTCGTGGTACTTTAAAAATTCACGGAAAGTCATTTTCATTTCCTTTTGGGTCATGCCACAATGAGCAGCAGCAGCAGGAAGATTCATTGTAGCATGAAACAATGCCCAGTTTGCTTCTGCCACATTTTCAGGTGTTGTCTTATTCATAGATAACGAACCTCATTAACATAACCAGCTTGGATAGCTGTAAGGATCATATTATGAGAGTAACTATCTTCTTTTGGTTTGGCAGAAAAATAAATCACATAATATGCATCTGGTTTATAGAACTTAAGTAATGCACCATTGCAAACAGCTTTCTTTACGTTGTCTGTTCGTTGTGCTCCTGGTCTTTTCTTTCCACCAGATCGCCCACCCTTAGCTTCGACATACTCGGTTCTATATGGAAGATCTGCAATGTAATCAAGTTCAATGCCAATATTCCGAACACAATAATCTTTACCAACAATTATTCCATTGCGTTTAATAAGATCTTGTTCAACAAAATCTTCAAATTCATTACCAGATTTTTTACTTTCAGATTGAAAATTATTCATTTAAATTCACAACTCATCATAATTTCAGTAAGACATGCAAGAAGATTAATCTCTTGATCAGCAACAAAAGAAATTTGATACTGATATTTGGCAATAATCAAAACTGCTTCTGGAATAGAAACTGCTTTAAGATTATCATAAAGTACATCATAGATCCTACGCATTACAATACTAGGGTCATTATCAATGTTTTCAGCAACCCACTTCTTGACGTTAGTAAACTCCTTATTCTTCAAAGACCTAAGGAGATCATCAATCGTGATATCTGCCACGTCAACAAGCACAGCAGAAGAAATTGTTCCACCAGCAGAGAAACGCTGACACTCATTGATAAGACGACGCCAATCAGGATAGTAACGCTTAACAACTTTAATAAGAACTTTATCTTCGTATTGAATCTGTTGTTCATCAAGAATAGATTTCAAACGAATAAAGAACTTTGCTTGAAGTTTGTCTGCCTCTTCACCTTTGATTTTAAAATCAATCACTGTGCAACGTGAGTGCAAAGGATCAATAATCTTGTTAGGAAAGTTGCAAGTGAAGATGAAACGACAGTTGCTATGAAACTCCTCTACAGCTGCCCGCAGTGCCAATTGAACGTCAGATGAGGTGTTGTCTGCCTCATCGATGATAACGACCTTGTGGGCGCTCCTAGAGGTCAATGAGACGGTCGTAGCAAACTGACGAACCTTATTCCTCACCGTGTCCAAGAAACGTCCCTCATCCGAACCATTGATGACAATGTAGGACGCTCCAATCTCATCACATACCGCTTTGGCAACTGTGGTCTTTCCCACACCAGCAGAACCACAAAGGAGAAGATTAGGGATCTCTTTCTGTTCAATAAATGCTTTAAACGAGTTTTTAATATTCACTGGAAGAATACAATCCTCAATGGTATGAGGACGATATTCTTCCACCCACAAAAATTTTTTATTCATCAAGGTTCAAGAGCAATATAGTAAAGAAGATCAATAGAAGAATGTTTCCATTCTGTAATTAGATGCTTTGAAATTTTAACTTGGTAATCACCAGGAAGCAGTCTGATGTTTTCCATCTTCATGAAGAACTCATACTCACCAGTATTATCCCCAGGAAGTTCAAGTGAGAATACGTTGCTGGTCTCATTTTCCTTATCAACCAAACTGAGGATAACAGATCCTCCAATAGAATGAAATTTGAGATCAGCAATGCCGTAAACAGCACTTGCTTTTTGCAATGCTGTGATGTCTTCCTGGCGAATTACAAATTCCATATCAGCACCAGGAAAATTGATATTCTTTTCTGGTGCTGCTTTCAATGTAATCTCGGGACTTGAGAAGTAATACTTGGCACTACGACCACCGCCACGAATGGTTACATACTGACTGTTTTCAAAATCAAGAACTGGATTATCAAACAGTGTCAGTCCAGCAAGGAATTGGTTTAGATCGTAAATACCAAACGTTTGTGGAAATATTTCTGAGCAGGTGTACTGAGCAACTGCATTCTCACCAACGCTGATTGTTTTAAGTTGGTTGCCTTCACGGATCAAAATAGAACCGTTGATGGTGGCAAAGTTTTTAAGAACCACCATCGTTTGTTGAGAGATAGTTACTTTACTCATTTAAACTCCTGGAGACCGTTTTGAGTGCGAGTATAGTGGTTGTCAAAGTGAAGCAGCAACATGGCGTAATGAATGACTTTGAGCAGATCTCGCTTGTTAAGTCCATCCTTATCGCCATATCGGCTGCCATACTTAAGGATGTTTGCTTGACAAAATCCAGCGGCAAGTTTCTTCGCTGCCATCAAGTCAATAGTTTGGATGTCGTTATAACCATCCTCATCTCCACAGTAATGACCGTGATATGTGCTGATGATATATTCTTCAATATCTTTGAGGATCTTGTCCTCGTTGTATTTCCACTGCATGGTCATTCCTCCATTACATAAGATAGATCACTATGATAGCACTCTTTGATCGTGCCGTCAAGTGTTTTTACGAACAGTTTAAGGTGATGTCCACCAAGGATTTGAACGGTCTCGCCGCTGTTAAGAACGGCGAGGTTTCCTACATATCCATGAAACTCAGAACGGTGCGTCTTCATTTTCCTCTGTCTTGTCATCAATCTTGTCATAGAAAGACATGAACGATTCTTTGGTTTCATCATCGAAACGATTTACACAAACTTGGATTGCTTTCATACGCTTACCAAAAATGCTGTAGGCACGGATGATGTGAGTTAGACGACGAGTGGAAATCACTTCATCAACACCACCATCTTTGAAAGTACGACGGATTTGATCTGCCCAGAAAGCAAGCTTCTCACAGAACTCTTCATCGAGGCAACCGAGTTTTGCAGACAGTTTCTCAAGAATCTTCTGCTCAATTTTAGGAGAAGGATAATCCTGTTCAAACGTGAGAGCAAATCGCTCAAGGAATGCTTCGTTAAGAACGTTGGTGCCAATGAAGCGACCATCATCGGAACCTTTACCTTTGGTGTTTGCAGTAGCAACAATAGTGAATCCAGGAGCAGGATTTACGTAGCGTCCAGTTTTCTTCAGAAACACACCCTTACCTTCAAGGATGGATTGGAGGCACATAATCTTGTTAGAAGCAAGATCAATCTCATCAAGCAACAGAACAGCACCACGCTCAAGGGCTTCGATCACGGGACCGTTATGCCAAACAGTGTTGCCATTCACCAAACGGAAACCACCGATCAGATCATCTTCATCGGTTTCGATAGTGATGTTGACTCGAATCAATTCACGCTTTAGTTGAGCACAAGCTTGCTCCACACCGAAAGTTTTACCGTTACCAGACATACCAGTGATGAACACAGGATAGAAAATCCCAGAAGAAAGAATTTTCTTAACATCACTGAAGTTACCAAAGCTGACGAAGTTAGCATCTTTTTCAGGAACAAGGTTTACTTTTTCCACAACCTCAATAGCAGGTTCAACAGCAGGAGCATTGAAAGTTTTTTCCAGTTGATCAGCAGTCAGCGACCAACGACCATGCCCAACTTTGTATTGAGCAAGATGCTTAGAGATTGTGGGATAAGAAGATTTGAAATGATCAGAAGCAGCAATGATAGCGTTGCTTCCAAAGTCATTGCCGAAGTTATCAGCAATGAAAGTAGTCAGTTCGTCGAGATTGATGTTAGACATGCGAGGCATAACAAAAGGCTCCGTTGATTGGGATGAACATAGTATAAGGCAGGTTCCGCCTCAGGTCGAGGCGGAGTGGACAGTTGCTCAACTGACCAGTATGGCGAACGAAGAAAGGATCTTCTTGCTCGTTCGCTTGGTCTTCATCATATCACGAAATGCCTTGCCGATGGCGACGGTGCTGGCATTGTCAGCAACTTCAAACGAAGCTTCCTGGTTGAGTTTGGATGAAGACAGAGCATACAAAGCATCGTAACCAATAGCGTTAAATTCATACGAATAGAATTTACGCCAGTGCTTGAGAGCATTGGTAAGATCTGGATGATCACCCCAACGCTGAAGGTCATTGATTCCACGATACAGATAACTAAATTCAGAACCACCCATAATACGGAATCCAATAAGATTGACATAAGGAAAATTATGCTTGAGATTCTCAAGCAAGATAGTAGTCAACGAGTGATTGTAGTCATCACTGAAGTTACGATAAACGTGACCAGTTTTACGATCACGAAGTGCATTGTTTGTGTAGATAGTATTAGTTCCAAGACGTTCACTACCATAACCATACTTACGACGAATATCTACATTATAAGTAAGACCATTACCTTCGCCATCAGTAAGAATAACAACATTCACTTTTTGAAGATGCTCACGATTTTTGAACATTGGAATGATGCTATGAAGAGCAATAATACTTTCATTCAAAGGAGTTCCACTAAGAGAAAGTCCACTAGGAATATTATAGGAAGCATTATTACGACTGTTCTCACGAGTAGCAAGACGCCACAAGTTCAAGCAGTCACGCTCAAAATCTTTGCTTTTTGCACGAGAAGAAAGAAAATTGAGAAGAGAGAATCGATCATGAAGAAGAATATGACGATCTTTACGTTTGCAAATCTGTTTTTTATAAGGTGCTTCAGAATCAATAAAAGTATCAGACCATTCGTAAGTGAATGCATATACTTCAAAAGGAATCTGAACTTTCTTACAGAACCACACAAGGTTAAGCAGTTGCTTGACAGTATCCAGCAAATAGTCAGACATAGAACCAGACCAATCAAGAATAAAGATCAGACCATGATTCTTCCCGTCAGGAACAACAGAAACTTTCTTGAATACATCATCATTGAACTTGTAGCTATGAAGCATCTTGGTGTCAAGCACACCAGTGCGAGAAGTTGATACACGAGCATAAGCATCAGCAGATTTCTTGCACTCAAATTCTTTTACAAGATAGTTGACTTCCTTAACTGCTTCTTGCTTATACTTACGATAGTCAGAATCTACATCCTGGAAAACATCACCCCAATACTTCTGCTTGAGCAAAAACTCTTCTTGGAATTTTTGACTAATATAGTTATTCAATACTTCATGATCAACAATCACTTTGTCGATGTAAATCTCAGGTAGTTCCACATAATCAGTCTCATGTGCAGTGACATCAGTAAGAGATTCCAATTCAGAATCAAATGCACGTTGAGTTTTAGAAACTTCTTCTTCAGAAGGACCACCACCTTTCTTTCCATTGGTAGGAGATTGTTCATCGCCTTGGGTGGAGTTGTCGGATTGCTTTTGTTCGCCATCAGCACCATCATCAAAACCTTCGTTAGTAAAACTACTACCAGAAGATTGCATTTCAGATGATCCTCCATTGTCACCTTGAACAATTTCTACTTCAGCATTAGATTCAATCTTGTGCTCTTCCCGATAATTGTCCTTCAGGAACGTGACGATCTGTTCACAGATCAGAAGAACATCAGCAAAGGTTTCTGCTTCTTCAGTCATCTCAACAAACTGTTGCTCTTCATCACTAAAAGGAACAAGAGCAAAGTTACCAACTTTGAAGTGTAGGTTGATACGATCGATGAGAGACATCTTGCTCATGTCTTCATCTGCAATCGAGAAGAAGTCAGCATTATTCAGTTCTTGATAACCCTGATAGAAAGACTTACGAAGACCAGGATACTTACGCTTCATCAGTTTCTCAATGCGAGCATCCTCGATCACATTGACATAATCAGGAGGGATAGGTTGAGTCAGACATTTACGCCAATCATCTGCAGGCGTATATAGAGCATGACCAACTTCATGACCAACCAGAAGGTCATATACAGTGCTGGTAGCACGATCCCAGATAGGCAGGACCAGAACACGGTTGACTACATCAAACGATGCAGTAGAAACTTTCTTGTGTTCGATCACAAGGTTCTCGGTGGCAAGCAGTTTGGCAAGGTTGCCTTTGACTTCGTGGTTGACAGACATGAGTTTCGCTTGAACTGAAGTCAGTATAGACCATAAAAAAGGAGGGTGTCACCCCTCCTGTGCCAGTTCAAAAGTTGTCTCCTTGACGTAAGAAAAGTTCTTAACCTTCTCACAATGCCAGGTAGAATGAAACTTATCTTCCATTCCTTCTTTATGACTGATAACAAATACGTTTGTATTACTATCAAAGTTTCTCAAAATCCAACCAAGTTCACTGCTACCATTTGTATCTAAAGACCCATCAAAGATTTCATCGAGGATGAGGAGGTTAGTGTCAACGCTATTCTTAAGCTTAGCAACAGCTCTCCAAGTAAGCAGAAGAGAAATATCAATACGAGCTTTCTCTCCTTCTGAGAATGATTCATATGAAAAGATGTCTCTATATCTTGATTTAATTGTCTCTTCGAAGTTTTCATCTAAGGTAAAGTTAACATAGAAGTCCATGTTTTGAAGATACTCGTTAACGAGTTTATTCATTACAGGGAGGTAACGTTTAATGATCCTGGTTTTAATACCATTATCTTTTAACAGTATAGCAGCAGTTTGCAAACACTCACGCTCTTCCTTAACAATACTTAACTGTTTCTTTAGATTTGCCTGCTCTTGTTCATACTCATCAAGTTTTGCATACGCTTCACCTTCCGACCCTGATTGATTCTTGATGTTAGCAATCTCTTGTTGGAGTTGCTTGATCTGCTTTTCGATCCTGTCATTTGTAGTGCGAGCGAAATTAATCTTAGCATTGTAATCATTGATCTCAGATTGCAAACTCACAAATTTAGATTGACGTGTCTCTTCTTGTTCAATAGTTTCTTTAATTTCATCAAACCCTTTATTGAGTTCAGTAATTGAATTCATGATCTTAGAGATCTTTTCCTGCTTCAGTTCATCATCAATGTGTTGACCACAGGTAGGACAACTTTCGTTCTCAGAAAAGAATTGATGATCTTTTTGATGAGTAGAAAACTTCTGTTGAATCTTACCTTTGAGTGTAGTGAGTTTCTTCATGCGAGAAGAAGCGTCTTGATATTCTTGGCACTCGCTAGTTAGATGTTCTACTTTTTTAGTGAGTTCAAGAACTGAAAAATCTTGTGATCTTTGCTCTTCTCTAAACTCATCTATCTTTGCTTTCTTTCCTTCAATCTCATCTTCATTTTTCTTTTCGATATCACTGATAAATGCTTTTTGCATTTCAATCTTTTCCGAAAGCATATCGAGTTGATAGTCACGTTCTTTGATATCATCGTTAGCAAACTTAAGTTTTTCTTTTAGATTTAAATTCATCACAGAAAAGATCTGGATGTCAAGAATGTCTTCAATGATTTCCCTACGTGATGCAACAGGAAGTCGCATAAATGGAACAAAATTAGAAGAACCAAGAACCACAATCTGAGTAAAAGATTTGTAGTTCATCTTAAGAATGTTCTGTTCCAACTGCTTTTGCTGATCAATAGCAGATGCACTTTGATCAAGCATTACACCATTCTGCCAGATCTCAAACACAGCAGGTTTAATGCCACGAACAATTTTAAATTCATTATTGCCAATATCAAA